CATGATTTCAATGTAATCATTAGCCTGAAGCTCAAGAAAGAAGTTCAGGGCAGCAATAACGTGAGACGGATCACCAGATGATTTCCTAGCTGGCATACCAAAACGACTATTAGATCCAGCGATATTCGTCCCGTTCTTCCTAAACCAAATATCTATATCCTGACTATCGTTCGTAGTATTCTTAAACTGTATCGAAAATTGGATGTTATAAATTCCGTAATTCCTGACGTTAAGCCGTGAACTATTGGAAAGATAAACACCACTCGAATAATCTGTTGTGTTAAATGTAACAGCGTAGGCTGTAGTGGTATTCGCAGCAGTCTGGTCTGTAGTGTCCTGAAACGCCCCATAGGGAGCCGCATCAGCTTCAGCAGCATCAGTTACCGGCGTGAAGAATATTAAGCTCTCAGAGCCTATACGCTCGTCATAGAGGGTAGTTGTGGTGGCATTGCCTGTAGCCAGCGTCAAAAGACCAGTATTATTGGTTTTACCGTCCATAATCCCGCGAACAACCTCTGAAACCTCACGTTCTGAGGCTCCAAAGACCGGGAGAGTTCTAAACTGGACGTTACGAGTCATCGATCACCCTGTTTCACAATCTCAACTTCCACGCCAACCAGAGTTTTCCAGTTACTTGAGGTAGGACTGACCTTAATCCGGTGATATTCGCCGTTAGAACGCAAAGAACAGCGATTTTCAGCGTCAGCAGCCACAGCCGTACCGAATTCAACCGTATCAGTCAGCAAATCCCGACTTGCAACCGCTACAGTTCCAGTCCCATTGTCAATAATTGGTTTCGCCAGAGTAACAGTTGAGCGTCCAATATCAATATCGCCTGAAACCACATAAGCAGACTTATAAGCACCAGAGATAGCGACGATCTTTTGCTCTCGAACACCCATTGCCAGCAGTTGTCCACCAGCCCATAGACGAGAATCAAGGGGAATATCTAGCGAATCTATGTTTGTGCTGTAGTTATCAAGCTGTTCAAGCGTCGCAGAAGGCGTATAACCATAGGAAAGATGGTAAATATCCGTCGTTCCGTAGCTCCATTTACCCAAATCAATTGAGTAATACAGAAGATACCGACCACCAAAGGTATTTTTAAAGTTCCAAATAACTAACTTACGGACAGGATCAACCGTTGAGCTAATTGCATTAATTAACTGGTCAGGAATAGCGTTCTCAAAGAACCACCGATTAACCTTTTCTAAACCAATGTTCTTAACTGTTTGACCATCGCAGACGTAAAAACCATCATCAGCTAGGAAATAAGTCAAACCGCCAAACTGAGCAATAGAACCATTAGACAAACAGCCCAAAGTCCTAGAAATAGCGTCAAACTGGAAGAAATACGGGCTACCAGAATAGCTCATCCGGTAGATAGCTCTTTCCAAAAAGACAAGTCCGTATTCACCACCAGCTAATCCGATAATGTCTCCACCATCAGGGATTACCTGAGTATCAGCCTGAGAAGCAGCACCGGGAGTCCAGTCTGTTTCATCGTTAATGTCAGACCAGTAGACCTTGCTTTCCTCGCCACCTACATTAGCAGCCACCACAAAATCACGAACCACAGTGACATACTTAGCCGTAGGAGCAGCCGCAGATAGGTCAGAAACGGTCGTGGAACCACCTAAGTCCCAGTATTGGAGCTTATCCCCACCGTTAGCCATAATCAGCTTAGAACCGAACTGAGTAACGTCCCAAGACTCAACAGCAGAATAAGAAGTCTTTACAGGGTCAAGGCTGGCATCGCTAGAATCGAACTTATAAATCGAAGTAGCACTAGCAGCAAAAAGAGAGGAAGCACCAGCAGACTTACCTGCAAAAGCAATGAGCAGAGTTTCTCCAGAAGCGTCAGAATAGTCAGCGGCATCTCGTAATGGGGCATATCCGTTAGTAACAGGGTAACAATTCACAGCTTCCATAACCGAACCACTTACACCCGGTTGATCTGGTAGCCATTCCCCAAATATGATTTTTTGCCTCATTGCTTAACCCAAGTCGTTGCTTCATCAGGAACTATTGTCCACTCGTAACCAATGATATTTCCAGCAGCATCTACAGAAGCCGCAACCACTACAGAAGCAGTACCTTCAACTTCATAAGTACCAAGAGCCGTAACAGTTGCATTTCCTGTAACAGAAGCAAAGCCGCCAGCAGTATAAACAGCACTAGCCGCTACAGTTGCATTTCCAGTAACAGCAGCCGAAGCAGTCAGGATATCAACAGGAGTAACTTCTAAAGTTCCGTTTGCCGTAATAGCAGCAGAACCCATATACATTGCTAAAGCAGAAGCCGTTACCGTAGCCGTACCAGTAACACTAGCCGTAGCAGTATCGTCCTCGTATTGGGCGTAACCGTCAGTCCAATAACCAGCAACTACATAACGATCAGGCTGGCTTAAATCACCTTCGCCATACCCTTGCGTCCAGTAGTCGTAATCAACGTAATTAGCCATTTTGAGACATTACATCCCATGTTTGATTAGCTTCGTTCCAAGAGTACATGCCGTCTGTAGGCATCGCCACAGGAGGCTGCCACTGAGCATTAGCATCAAGAGTCCAGCTTGGATAAGGCTGAGGAGGCACAAAAGCATCAAGAACTGAGTCATAGGTATATCCGATTCCTGCATAGTTTTTACGGAAATTACCGTTATAACTTGTTTGCTTCCAAGCACCACCGAACAGTCGCTCACAGAAAGCAGCGCCAATGTGCTCTTTCTCAACGCCAGCAGCATCGCTAGTGTCTTTGTTATCCACAACGATTACTCGAAGAACAACATTATTGCTATCAATCTCGGCAAAGTGCGCCATGTTAAGCCTCCAATTTCAAACCAGTAAGCGCCATTTCATCCCCAACAGTTCCAACAGGGAAAGTATTAAATGACATGCTTATCCTCACATCATCACCTTGAACCGTAGGAACATTATGCTCAAGCGACGAAGGAAACAGTATCAAACGACCTTTAATTGCTTCAAACCACCATGATTCAGAATTGTAAACATTCCAGTTATCAGTGGGGAACTTAATTTGTTGCCATCCAGACTTATAAAAATAAATCCTGTCATCTGGATTAGTATTCAAATAAAACACACCAGAAACAAAGCTATTCGGGTGTGCGTGTTTGTGATGCCATTGACCTTGCTCAGAATAATTAAACCAACTTTGAGTAATCCTTAAATGAACTTCATGCTTAGGATTGGTTGTTGCCTTAAAGTATTCTGCTACACAATCTTCTATCCATCCTCTAAGAGAAGTCATATCTCTTAGAACAAAGTTATTTACACTGGTTAAGTTTCCTTCATTTGGCCTAGTTTCCTGACCTCTGGCAAATAAAAGTTCTTCGTCAGTAAGCTCACGGTCTAGGTCAAACATCCCGATAGGTATAGGAAAGAGATTATGGATCATGCCATCGCGTCCTCAATCTCTTTGACCTGCGCCGTGATCTCGGCAAGCTGCTCCGGTAGCCAGATCGTCGGAATAGCATCCTCAAACTCTTTGATCTTCTCCATTACATAATTCACTTCATCCATGCTAGGGCAAGGCCTTGGATCTTCCCAACGGGTAAACATATTGTTGCTTATCTCCCATTTAGCACCGGGACGAAGAAGCTCCATTGCCGTGTTAATTCCAAAGTATCGATAGACTTTGCTTTGCATGGCTGTCCTTATTGGTTGATCTTGATGATGACAATTCCAGAACCTCCAGCGCCACCAGTAGTAGTTACCCCATTAGATGCACCACCGCCGCCGCCGCCAGTGTTTGCTGTTCCAGCATTACCCGGAGTAGTAGAGCCAGAAACTCCATTTCCACCACCTCCAGCACCACCAGAACCAGCAGCATTGCTAAACGAACATCCACCACCGCCTCCGGAATAGGTAACTGAACTACCAGAAATGCTTGAAGCAGTGCCAGCCCCTCCGTTTCCAGTTGAACTTCCATCTACACCAGCAGCAGATGCGCCACCACCACCACCACCGCGATAATCACTTCCACTTTGACCGGTTCCACCGTTATTGCCTTGTGATGGTGTTGTGGAAGGTGTATTTCCTGTACCACCTGATGTTCCAGTTCCACCAGCAGCGCCTCCACCGCCAGAACCACCATTTATTCCAGTATATGGAGAAGTATTTCCACCGCCACCTCCACCGCCAGCCGATGTAATTGTGCTAAATACAGAATTGCTACCAGAATTACCTCTTGCGTTTGATGCACCTGCACCACCAGCACCAACAGTTACCGTATATTCAGTTCCTGCCGTAACTGACAAGCCAGTCCCAGTTCTAAATCCACCAGCACCGCCTCCACCACCGTGATACCCACCGGGGGCAGCACCACCACCTGCACCACCACCAGCTACCACCAAATAATCCACACTAGTCACACCAGTCGGAGCAACCCACTTAGTCGATGACTTGAACGTAAAAACGGTTTGCGATGCTACGGTGTATTTCAGGATGACAATGCCAGAGCCGCCAGCGCCGCCATTACCACCTGCACCACCTCCTGCACCACCTCCACCGCCGCCACCAGTATTTGCAGTTCCAGCAGTTCCAGAACCGCCAGAAGCTGCTCCACTAGCACCACCGCCACCCGAACCTCCGGGCGCAGCAGTAGTATCTGACCCTCCACCACCACCACCGGAATACGTTACGCTGCTTCCGCTAATAGTTGATGCTGTGCCATCTCCACCAGCGCCGGTTCCAGTATTTTTACCAGTTGCACCTACAGCAGAAGCTCCACCACCACCACCACCACCATAAGGAGCAGAAGTAACCCCTGCGCCTCCATTACTGCCTTGTGATGGGCTTGTTGATGGTGTATTTCCTGAACCTGCCGTTCCTGCTGTGCCACCTACAGAACCACTTCCACCGCCGCCAGAACCGCCAGCAGCCCCATTTTTACCGGGGCTACCTCCAGACGTTACGCTTCCACCACCGCCGCCGCCAGTAGAAGTAATAGTGGAAAATACTGAATCGCCACCATTACCACCATTTGTTCCATTGTTTACGCCAGCAGTGCCACCAGCACCAACGGTAACTGTGTAATCAGTTCCAGCAGTTACTGATAAACCTGTTCCTGTCCGAAATCCACCTGCACCACCACCGCCCGCAAGACCACCGCCGCCGCCACCTCCAGCCGCCACCACAAGGTAGTCAACGGAAGTCACGCCACTAGGCGCAGTCCATGTGCCTGATGCGGTAAACGTCTGGACAACGGTGTAGTTCCCACCAGCAGCTACTATGCGACCTAGCAGTAAGGCCATAATTCCACTCATATCGATTCCTTACGATACATTGCCAGCGATTACACAGACAGTTCCGCTATTAAACAAAACAGTAGCTACACCACGAGTTGCCAGAGATACAGTTGCTTTATCAGTATCAGTTCCAGCGATATAAGCAGTTGTGATCGAGCAAGTGCAAGTTACTGCGCCAGTAGTATTGTTAAAAATACTCACCACATCACCAGCAGAGAACGTCGCATCAGGAATCGTAATAGAACCACCTGAACCAACTTCAACATACTTACCTACATCAGCCGTTTGCAGCGTATAGGACGAGGTTTTAGCGCCAACAGGAGGCACATCACGATAGCCAACCTGATTAGTCCCATCAACCGTACAGTTCGTCAGAGTGCCGCTAGACGGGGTTCCAAGAGCACCGCTAGGAGCCACATAGTCCGTACCAGCAGAAGCCGCAGAAGCCACACCAGCAGTTGCCTTAACGATACCAGTCAGATCGGCACGCTTCAGAACTTTACCTGTGGTACTACTCCAAAGGGCTATCTCAGAGTCAACGCTAGAGGTAACGCCTTCAATCTTGTCTGTATTAAGATTAGTGAAGTTACCGTCAACTTCAGCAAAGCTAAGGGCTGAACCTTTACCAGAACGGGTAGTAATCGTAGTCATCTCTTACCCCTTATGCCAAAGTAACGCTCAGATTCCCACTGGTGATCTTGAAAATATCGCCATTGTTAATCGTTTTAGACGAATCCAGAGCAGTGTGATACAGCAGATTGCCGCTAGTCACCGCATCACGAATACCAACATAAGCGATAATCCCCCAGTCAGCCGTAGCTTGTGGGAACTCAATCGCAGCACTATTCGTCGAAGCACCGTTAGACGGAGAACCGAAAGTAATCGCCTGACGAGCATATGAACCACCAGAAACCTCAGTGCCTGTATCAGCATCAGTAGGATCAGTGGTATACAGCGCCAGATAAGTCGTTGTTGGACTCGTATAGCTCGTATTACGCAAGGTAGCGTTAATCAGAGCGTTCTCAAGATAGTTGGACATTTCTGCCATGATTTCACCTCGTATAAGACATAGACATAGGCTGACCACCATACTCACTAGACTGGTCAGAAGTATTTATTGCTAAGATAGCACGATCATACAAAGCTGCCCATGTCTGGAGCCTTGCATCATTCATCAAATACGGTTCTGCCTCACCTAAAGCCGCATAAAGCAGTGCATCAGGATAATTAGCTAGAAACACATTATTGATATTCGTGTCGCTGAGATACTGCGGTTTAGCGTAATACAACATCTGTACGCTATAAGCAGTGTCAGGAATGGGAGCAAACTGTATCTCGTTAGCCAGAATTGTGTAGTCCTTTGGCTGACCTGAATCTGTGGTACGAGAGCCAGCGTAGAAAGCGTTAGGAGAATAGTAAGTCAGAGCCTGAACAGGAGTCGTTCTCAAGTGCATATCCCGCATCTCTAGGAAGTCCGTAGGAAGGCCGAGAGTCGAATCTGCTGCTGTTGTATTAGCCCTCGCTACGACGAGCATCTTGCGCGTTCTAAGGTCTCTGGAGAGCCTTTCTTCGCCTAGACGGATAAAGTCTGGTATCTGGTTAGTCAGATCGCTACGGGCTAAGTAACTCGCTATCGTAGACTTTAGAGAACTATAATCCGTCAATGCCATGACTATTTCCCGTTGTTATGATCCTCGATGGC